GGCAATTGTTCGCCACTTAGGGTCATTTGGCATGTCATGCCATAATCTGAGCCAGGCGTTAGCCATACTCACCTCTTTTGATACCGAATCTTTTTACTCACAAATTGCCGGAAGTGATCCGGTATGAATATTGCGAGTCAATGCACAGCCACAATATTTCCTGCAGGGCCACCACGATTCATCTGGTTGAAACCAGCGATCGCCACTGCGACAAAATCATCAGCGTCTCTCACCAGTCGTTCCCGCGTCTCCACTAGTTCCCGAAAATAGGCTGAGCTATGACTGCGCATTCGGGCCACCAGCAGAGGTGGCATTGCTTTTTCGATAGCTGGTAACAACGCCTGAATTTTTTTAACCGCATCAGGGGTGTCTTTCTCCACCCAGCGGAAAATTTTCTGAGTATTGCGAGCCAGGGCTTCCGGATGGCTGTCGTCATACAGTTCCGGGAACGTCATTCCCAGCTCGAAATACGCTTTGGTAATTTTCACAGCCGGTACTTTTTCGCCGTCCGGATGCGCCCAGGCATTCATCGCCATGCGGATGTGTTCATGCTTGATTTTCATGAATCAACTCCCATCAGCTTTTTCGTAGTAGTTTTATTCCTGCCAATAGTTAAAATTGCATCGGCAGAAAATAATCCGTTTGATGCAAGAGCGATTTTTTCAGCGTAATTTGTTTCGCCGGTATATTCTGTGCGAGGCAATTTTCCGTTATCCATCCATTTATAGATTGCTCTTTGGCTGACACCACAAACGTCGGCCACAACAGCAACGCGAACAGTTTTGATTACATCTTCAAGTGTTTTCTGGTACATATCACCCTCACAATGTGAACTTTGAGTACATGCTATAACAGAACTGACAGTACATTCAAGAGCGAATATCATTGAACTTATGGTTCATGAAGATAAAGCGCGTAAAGAGTTCGCCAGTAGGCTTGCGCTAGCCTGTGAAAACGCTGGTTATGAACAACATGGAAGGCAGGCAGAAATTGCCCGTCGAATGAAATTAACACCAAAAGCGGTTAGCAAATGGTTTAATGGCGAAACAATTCCTCGCCGGGAGAAATTAAGGGAATTAGCAACACTAATAGGAACAACACCAACCTATCTTTTGGGAGAGGATACAGAAGAAAGTGGACAGGTACGTTTCTATCAGGAGTTAAATCCAAGACAAAAAATCATCATTGACCTTCTGGACGAGCTCCCTGACAGTGAGACAGATGAACTTTTAAAAACTCTTGAAGAGAAAAAACAGAAGTACAATGCAATTTACGAAGAGTTAGCACGAAAGAAAAAACAAAAAGCCTCTTAAACCAGCATAAATCCGGTAGCGCCTTCCTCCGGGTTTGTGCTTCACTTTATCCCATCTCATTTTTTTACACACAAAATGTACCAAAAGTACTTTACAACAATGAACGCAAAGTACATTATGTACCTGCCACCCACCCCGCCCCACAGAATGCAGGGCAATACTTCGAGTTACCAGGCAGTGGTCAGGGGTTAAGTAGCCAGCCCGAGGCGTAAGAACATGACGGCAGGGTTCAACTTTAATAACTATGCAGCAGGTTTTTGTTCCGCTACCCCGGCGTTAAGGGGAAATGAGGTCAGCATGGATACTATCGATCTTGGCAACAACGAATCTCTGGTGTACGGCGTGTTTCCCAACCAGGACGGCACCTTCACCGCAATGACGTATACCAAAAGCAAAACGTTTAAAACCGAATCTGGAGCGCGTCGCTGGCTGGAAAGAAATTCAGGTGGGTGATATGGATTTCGACACAATCATGGAAAAGGCTTACGAAGAATACTTCGAAGGCCTTGCCGAAGGCGAAGAAGCTCTCAGCTTCAGCGAATTTAAACAGGCGCTTTCCAGTTCGGCAAAATCTAACGGCTGATAAGCGAAACAGCACCGCGAGGAATCAGCGTGCAGAAACGAGAACCCGTCATCATCGCGCCAGACTATACCGATGATGAACTTTATGAGTGGATGCGCCAGAAAATTAATGCAGCGCAGGATCTGAAATGGGCTAATGAAGCCAGGGCTAAGCAGGCTGAAAATCTGTCCGCTCTGGAGCAGGATATCACCAATCTGGAAAAAGCAGCGGCATTAAGCATTGCCAGAATGATTACATACCCGCGTTAGTAGCTAATCAACAAAGCTAAGGTTAGTAATTAAGGAGTTCTCCACGGGTGAGGTGGAGTGCGTGCGCCGGACACGGGTGAGCATCCGGCACTGACAGTTTACTGAAAGGATATTTCCCTGAAAAGTCAGACCATAACGCGAAAGCGCACGGCGAGGTAGCTGGTTCATAGATAGCCTGTCGTTAAATTTTCGTCGACCGTGCGCTTCCGGTTGTGGCAATCCGCGAAATGGCGCGGCGGTAAGTATGGCGGGGTTATTCCTTCCCCCGTTGAGGACACCGGGTTGTCAGGTTGACCATACGCTTAAGTGACAACCCCGCTGCAACGCCCTCTGTTATCAATTTTCTGGTGACGTTTGGCGGTATCAGTTTTACTCCGTGACTGCTCTGCCGCCCTTTTTAAAGTGAATTTTGTGATGCGGTGAATGCGGCTAAGCGCACGCGGAACAGTTAAAACCAAAAACAGTGTTATGGGTGGATTCTCTGTATCCGGCGTTAATTGTTAACTGGTTAACGTCACCTGGAGGCACCAGGCACCGCATCACAAAACTCATTGTTGAGGGCGCGATAATGAAAACGTTATTACCAAACGTTAATACGTCTGAAGGTTGTTTTGAAATTGGTGTCACTATCAGTAATCCTGTATTTACTGAAGAGGCCATTAACAAAAGAAAACACGAACGGGAGTTATTAAATAAAGTATGCATTGTTTCAATGCTGGCCCGTTTACGTCTGATGCCAAAAGGATGTGCACAATGAATCCAGTATTTGCACTTATTCTGACGGTTTTTCTTGTTTCCGGAGAGCCAGTTGATATTGCAGTCAGTGTTCACAGAACAATGCAGGAATGTATGGCAGCAGCAACCGAACAGAAAATTCCAGGCAACTGTTATCCGGTCGATAAAGTTATTCACCAGGATAATAACGAAATCCCGGCAGGATTTTAAAACAGCACCGTAATAAATATCCAGTTTCATTCTTATATGTCAGCAATGGCAGAGATTTGTTCACCCTTAAATCTGTGATGAGGTTTATCAATAATGAGCACTGATAAAGAAGAATTTGCACTATATTGCGAAGCAAAAAATGACAAAGTAAGAAAACGCCTAGGAATTAAAGGTGGTTTTTACTGGACTACAGCAAAAAAATTATCTGTTGCAATCTCCCGCTGCATTACCGCAATGGATGACAACGATTATGATGAAGACGACTTTAAAAAACCCGTCCGCGTCAATTTGCCCGTTGTTGACGACCTTCCGCCAGAAGGCGTGTTTGATACTGAATTCTGCAACCGCTATGAAAAAGGCGGGAAAGATGGCATCACAATGACATTTATCGGCCCTTCCCCCTCTGTTCAGGACAAATCAGCCAGCACTGATAATACCAACATCAACGGCGAAGACATGACTGAGATTGAGGAGAGCATGCTTCTACCTGTCTCCGGTCAGGAACTGCCCATTCGTTGGCTTGCTCAACACGGCAGCGAAAAACCAGTAACGCACGTTTCACGCGACGAACTCCAGGCATTACACATTGCACGGGCTGAAGAACTACCGGCTGTTACTGCCCTGGCTATTTCGCATAAAACCAGTCTGCTCGACTCGCTGGAGATTCGCGACCTCCACAAACTGGTTCGTGACACTGACAAAGTTTTCCCTAATCCTGGTAATTCAGACCTGGGACTAATAACTGCTTTTTTCGAAGCATACCTGGACGCTGACTACACTGATCGGGGTCTGCTGACAAAAGAGTGGATGAAAGGAAATCGTGTTTCACGCATCACCCGCACGGCTTCCGGTGCTAATGCTGGCGGTGGGAACAAAACCGATCGCAGTCCGAATTTAGTACACACCCTCGACACACTGGATGTGGAGATTGCAGCAGCCACACTTCCGATGGATTTTAATATTTATGAAATTCCGGGCAGCGTTTATCGTCGCGCAAAAGAAGTAGTCCTGAAAAAAGAAAGTCCGTTCAAAGAATGGTCCGCAGCACTTCGTGCAACCCCGGGTATTCTGGACTATTCCCGCGCCGCTATTTTTGCACTTATCCGAAGCGCACACCCTGAATTTTATCACTACCCGGGACGCCTTCAGGGGTATATCAACGCCTATTTGACGGAAACTGATCACGAGAACCCCAGCAAGGAAACTCTCACAGCTGCCCGGCATACGCCGGAAAAAGATATCCTGGAAGAAATTAACCGCGAGGTGGTTACTGAGCGTGAAACAGAAGAAGAAAAACCACAACCATCTGACGCAATGGCAGGTGAACAGGCAACAACTGAAACAATGGAACCGGATACAACTGAACATTGCCAGAACGCGCAGTCGCTGGATGCTCAGTCGCAGGTGAGTTCCGCTAACCAAGTAAAAGTCACCGCTGACGAAGTAAACAAAATTATGCAGGCAGCCAATATCAGCCAGCCTGACGCCGATAAGTTACTTGCTGTATCGCGTGGTGAATTTGTTGAGGGGATTAGCGACCCTAATGATCCGAAATGGGTCAAGGGGATCCAGACTCGCGATTCTGTGAACCAGAACCAGCATGAATCGGAACGGAACGACCAAAAAGCGGAACAAAACAGCCCAAATGCGTTACAAAACGAGCCAGAAACGAAACAATCCGAACCAGTAGCGCAACAGGAACCGGAAAAAGTCTGCACCGCCTGCGGTCAGAGCGGTGGCGGCAACTGCCCTGATTGTGGCGCGGTGATGGGCGACGCAACATACCAGAAAACATTCGATGAAGAGAATCAGGTTGAAGTTCAGGAAAATGATCCGGAGGAAATGGAAGGCGCTGAACATCCACACAAGGAGAATGCTGGCAGCGCTCAGGACCACGCCAGCGATAGTAAAACTGGCGAGACGGCAGATCCCTTAATTACGGTGAATGGTCATCACGAAATCACATCCACCAGCAGGACGTGTGACCATCTAATGATCGACCTTGAAACCATGGGAAAAAATCCTGATGCCCCGATCATCTCAATAGGTGCAATATTTTTCGATCCGCAAACCGGAGATATGGGACCGGAATTTAGTAAGAC